ATGCAGATACATATCACTATTGAACTAACAGGCGAGAGCTTTGAGACACGGATTGAAATAGAAAAGAAAGCTTTAAGAATGATGAAAGAAATAGAAAAGGAGCATGATGACTCTGAAGAAAACGCCCTAGAGAGAGTAGAAGTCACTCTGAAGGCGTTAGAAGAACATTTGATGAGAGAAAATAGACAGAGAGAATATGACAGAAGAGCTATTGCTCTATCCGAAGAAGCTCCTATAATTGACAAAATCATAGACGAGAACGGGGAGGTGAATATCTGATGAAGAATGGAAAGGTTCCAACACTGGAACAGAAGAAGATAATGAAAGCGCATGGATTAAACCCAGACAATTGGCTTGTGGTGAAGAACCTGACAGATTCCCTTACGATTGTAAGCAGGATGTCCTTGAAGAAGGTTCTAGGCAAGCCGAAGCAGAGAGTAATCTCAAAAGAATTATAAGTTATCTTATACCAGAACAACGGTATGAAAACGACAGTGAGGTGAGTAGATGAAAGAGAAGCAGCTGACTGCCTTCGGGAAGCAAGTGAAGAAAAAGCTTATTGATAAGGGTATGACTCAGGTCGAGCTTGCTGCTTTGATTGGATGCAATAAGCAGTATCTACACAAAATCCTGTGCGGTGAGCGTAGTGGAAAGAAATACCTTGGGGATATTTCAAGGATTCTAGACATTGAAATAGCAGCATGAAGGAGGTGAGAGGTTTGGCTGAATATGTCACATTGATTGAGGCTGCAGAGCTCGAAGGAGTGAAATACAACACAATGGTGAAGCGTATAACACGGAATCCAGACAAGTTCGACACAATGACTGAGAAGTCAGAGAACGGAGGGAAGGACGCGGTACTGGTAGCGGTTGCATCTCTCTCCAAGAAAGCAAGGAACGCATGGAAGGAACGGGCGAAGCTGAAAGAGCTTTCCGGAACGATTTCCCCGGAAGATGAGGCAAAGCCGGAAGCAGAAGCCCCATGGTATGTCGAGGCGGATGTGGATTGGTACATTGAAAACTACAGAGAGCAATGGTACAAGGGCATGGAGCTCGGCAATGTGATTAGGGAGTTTCTTCAATACAATGGACGAAATAAAACGACATATGCAGAGCAGTATGCACAGGAACACCTTGAGACAGGAAAAAGGACGCTGTATAGATATGTAAAAGCATATAACGAAGCCTGTGCCTGGGCTGATAAACTACAAAAAGAGACGGGTGTCGGTTTTGAGTTTTTTAAAGTTCTGTGTCTTTGCAGGAAACCCAAAGAGACAGGTACATTTCCGAGCATTAAGCCGGAAGTCAAACAGGTAATAAAGAACATATGGTTCGACAAAGATTTTGCCGCCAATCTTGGAACCCGTGAGATGCTCTATGAGAAGCTGAGAGCCATTGCAAATATCAACAAGTGGGAGAAGATACCATCCTACCAGACGGTGACTAGATATATTAATTATCTCATGAATGATGAGAACATGCGGAATGCCTGGTTTCTGGCATCTAAAGGAAGCCGGGAGTATAAAAATAAGGTTATGGTCAAGGGAAGCCGGGATACAAGCAAACTTAAGGTCATGCAGATTGTCATGGGTGATGAGCATACGTTTGATTGTTGGGTTGCGTATAAGCAGCCGAATGGCAAGGTCATCCCAATCAAGCCACATTTGGCGGCATGGATCGATCTGAGGAGCCGGGCAATCATGGGAGATGTCATTTGTAAAAATGCGAACAGTGATGTCTTAAAACAGTCCTTACTGAAGATGATGTACTCGGAACCGGGAGGCATTCCGGAGTACATCTATATAGATAATGGTAAGGATTATACAGCAAAGACGATGACGGGACGTAACAGGAATGATAGAAGTGGCATGGATTTTGATGATACGGCAAAGGGCTTTTATAAAGCCATCGGTATTAAGGATTACCACAGGGCATTGCCATATGAAGCGTGGAGCAAAGGACAGATTGAACGATTCTTCCGTATTGTGTGCAACGATTTTACAAAGTGGTTTACAAGTTACACAGGAACATTGACAGGCTCAAAGACATCAGACAAGGTGAATAAGGATATTCAAAAGATGTGTGATAACGGGGAGCTGCTGACGATGGAAGAATTCTACGGAGAATGGACGAGATGGCTGACAGAGGTCTATATGCACAAAGAGCATGGAGGATTAAAGAAAGCCGGGGAAAAATATAAGACACCCTATGACTGCTTTATAAACGAAGAAAGATACTTTAAGCCGGCACCACCAAAGTCATATGCAACCGTACTGATGATGAAGGAAGAAAAAGTCTATGTTAGGAATATTGGGATTGTCCGCTGGAATCATGAGTACCGCTCTGACGAGCTCTGCGATTACATCGGAAGAAAAGTGGATGTCAAGTATGACCCGAATGACATGAGTACATTGTACGTGTTTGACGAAAATGGCAGGAATGTCTGTGAAGCCTACTGCCAGGAACTGCTGCAGATAGCTCCAAAGGTACCGCAGAAGGCTCTTGAGGAACATCTGAAGATGCAAAAGCGTCAGAAAAAGAGAGACCAGGAAAGGTTGGAAGAGGCTCGGATACCGTTTGAACAGATCAATGAACAGTATATCGGATTTAGTGACACGATAGGCGGTATTGATCTGATGAAGGGTAAAAAGAAGAAAAAAGGGGATATCGTCCAGATGCCAGCAGATCGGACATACAGAGAAGGGTTTCGGGGACCAAAAGAAACAGAGCAGAAAGAAAGCAGTTATATAAGTAATAAGGCAGAGAATGCCTTAAAAAAATTAAGAGCAATCAATTAGAAAGAGTAGAAAGGAAGGTTATAGAATGGAAGCATTGGAAAGCAAGACCTATATCGTAGAAAAGACATTAGCACAGCAGATGACAGAGCGTCTGAAAGAATTGAAGATGTCAAAGGCAGAGGCAGCGATGCACATGAATTATTCCCGATCTGCATTAAGCCAGTATCTTAATGGGAGATATGCATCAGACCCGGCAGAACTTGAAAAGAAGATCAAGGAGTTTTTAATGAAAACAGGTGGTATAGAAGGTGTTGCGGCAGACCCTGGGAAAGAAAAACGTGCAAAGCTGAAGGCAAAGATGGAATACTTTGAGAGCAGGGACTTTGTGCAGACCATCGGTGTATGCCAGGCCTGCCAGGAGTATAGTGCTTTGGGTATCATCGTTGGAAAGTCCGGACAGGGAAAGACGCACACACTGAAGAAATATGCACAGTTACCAAGAGTGGCATATATCGAGTGTGATGATACGATGGCTTGCCGTGATCTTGTGGAGGCGATCGAAAAGGAACTGGGTATGCCGAAGGCTGCAGGAACCATCTGGAGCCGTGTAAACCGTATAAGAGATTTTTTTAACGTGAACCAGGGCTATCTGCTCATCATAGATGAAGCAGACAAGCTTATCAATAAATATACGCAGAAGAAGATGGAGATACTGCGTGCTATCTATGACCAGAGTACAGTAGGTATCGTAATCGCCGGGGAGCCACGCCTGGAATCAGAGCTGAAAGGTAATCTCACACGTTTTGCTAATCGGATGGATTTTTACTACAAGTTTAAGGGATTGAGCCAGAGTGAAGTGACAGAATATCTGGAAGGGTATGACATCGATCAGGCAGCAATGGGAGAATTACTCAGCAGAGCGACAAATCATAGTAATGGCTGTTTCCGCCTGTTGGATCGTACGCTTAATAATGTACTGCGAGTTTTAAAAGAGAGTGGGAAAACTCAGATCACTCTTAAGGTAGTCGGGGAAGCCTCCAGCATGATGATGTTTTAGCAGCCATGCCCCTTAAGGACATCGGGCTTAAGGGGCGATAAAGTGAAGGGGTGGTCAAGTGCCAAAAAAAGAGACGAAAAGTTATATCACAAAACTGTGGGGCATCGCAAAGAGTCCAGAGTTAAAACTAACAGGGGAGGAACTGCATTTGCTGGTACTGGCCCATACAGGGAAAGAGAGTATCCGGGAATTGAATGTCAGGGAATTAAACACCTGTATACGGGTTCTTTTAGATATGAAGGATAGTGCCAGAAGTGCAGCAAAAGGGAAGCAGGAAAGATATAATGCAGGGAATCCTTCGACAGTCCGCCAGCGGAAAAAGATATATAAGCTGGCACAGGAACTTGGCTGGGATAAAGCAGCAAGAGTAAATGGATTATGTAAAAAGATGTTTGCAGTCAGTTGTGTAGAATGGCTGAATTATCAGCAGTGTTCGAAACTGATCGAAGCATTGAAGAGTATGGCTGCCAGAAAGGAGAAAAAGGGTGAAGGATTGTAGGCTGACGATAACAGTCAGGGATGATGACCTCCGCTGCAAGATGGAGAACGTCAGCATAGTGGAACTTGCCGCTTTGGCTGGCTATCTTCAGATACTGGTAGGACAGGCAGCGATAGCGAGAAGAATGGACATGGAAGATGTCAAGAACAATCTCCTTGATATCTATCTTGAGAGCATGAACAGCCTGGAAGAACAGCTTAAAATGGGTAAGATTAAATACAATAGTGAGGAGGTGGCGCATGGCGAAGAAGATGACTAAGGCACAAAAAGCCATGAACGCAAGGATTAAGAAACAGCTTCAGAAAGAGGGAGTCATCCCACCGGACAAACCGAGGATGAACAGAAAGAAGTATATTGAGGAAGCTATGACAGAGTGGAATGGCAGGGAGCCCGGGTATTATGGTTGGGACATCTATCTTCACCGGGCGATCAGTTTCATGCTTGGACAGACAGATCAGCACCTACGGGCTTCTCCTGAAGCAGTCGGAGTTGCAAAGACGCTGAAACTGGCCATCCGACTCAAGGAGTTCAGTGACAAATTGAAGGAGGAAGGCAGAGCTACCTACACGTTAGGCGAGCAATATGAGTACATCAAGGATATTCTGAATGCCTAGAAAGGAGTAATACATGATAGGATACAAAAAGATGACAAGTCATGGTTCCATTTGTATTCCAGTCGCAATGAGACGTGATCTGGGATTAGAAGGAAAGGACCCAATGGTCGTAGAAGAAGAGGGTGGGAGGATCATTATCCGTCCATATAAAGAGAAATGTATTTTTTGTAAGTCTACAGAAAATATAAAGAAGTTATATGGAAGAGGGATCTGCCTTGCCTGTGCAAAAAGAGCATATGAGATGTTAAAGGAGGAAGCATGATGGCAATGAGTATTGAACAGATGACAACCCCGGATCTTGTTGGGTTATGGGTCCAGATTGATATGGATGCAAAAGAAAAAAGAGAAGAGTTGAACGCGATCAAAGCAGAGATCCAGGCAAGAGCTGCTGTGGATATGGAAGACCATAATGTCCGCTCTTTAAAATACTATGGTCCATCGGGCAGTGTTACGGTAACAGATAGCATGAGCCTTGATATTCTCAATCCGGATAAGCTAAAAGAGACTATCGGCGAAGGAGTGTGGAACACAAAAGTAAAAGAAGTAACAGAGACAAAATATAAATGTGACACGAAATTTGAGAAGATGCTCAAGGCAGTTTTTAATGAGGACTATACTTTTGAGATCGGACTTAAGGAATTTTTACAGGAAATGCCGCTGGCACCAGATGAAAAACAGGTCAAGGTATTACTGAAGAAGTTAAAGGGAGATTTCGTAAAGGATAAAGAAACGCTTTGCGCGGTCTTTGATATTGACAGGGATACGGATCTTGATGTGGAACTTTATTATATCTATAAAATTAAAAATGCAGAACTGATCAGATCTTTCCTGCCGGAAGATTGCCTGGATGAAACATTAAAAAGGATTCGTGAGGCGGTTTTTGTAGAGAAGAAGACGAGTATCGGTCTGGAGTATGACAAGGAGAAACGTTAAATGGAAGAACGATTAAAAAGTGAAGCAACCAGGGAACTGACAACAGAAGAAGTGGAAAAGGCATGTAACAGCATGGAGTCACTGAAGGAAGAGGACAGAGAAGATATGCTCGAACTGATCGACCCGGATACAATGGGTTATCATGGAAAGGAAGGGATCAGCGATGGGACTTGTGATCAATAAGAAGCTGACAAGCTACAATAGAAATAAAGGAAATATCAGCAGGGTCAAATACATTGTGATACATTATGTAGGAGATACTGGTGGAGCAGAAGCAAACTGCAGATATTTTGCAAGTAAGTATGTCGGAGCCTCGGCACATTATTTTGTTGGACATAAAGGGGAAATCTGGCAGTGTGTTGCAGATAAAGATATTGCATGGCACTGTGGAAGTAAATCTGGATATAAACATAAGACATGTAGAAATTCGAATTCGATTGGTGTTGAATTATGCTGCAGGACAAAAGGAAGCCGTGCAGATAATAGTACGGACTGGTATTTCGCAGATGCTACTGTAGAAGCATCAGCAGAACTCGTGAAGATGCTCATGGACAAATATAAGATCCCAGCGGCAAACGTGATAAGACATTATGATGTGACCGGAAAAATGTGTCCGGCTCCATTTGTTTTAAATAAGGGCAAACACACATGGAAAGAGTTTAAAGAGCTGATATCTGGACAGAACGGAACAAAGATTGAAGGAAGCTGCCAGGCAACTGCCGCGCAGATGAAAGCATATATCAGAAAGAAGAATCCAAAAGTTTCAGAGAAAGTATTAGAAATGATCAAATATTATATCTCTGAGGGAAAAGCGGAAGGGATACGTGGAGACATCGCATTTGCACAAAGTTGTTTGGAAACCGGAAATTTTACGTTTAAAGGAAGTGCCGTTACCTTATCGCAGAACAATTTCTGTGGTATGGGTGTGACAAAGAATGGGATGAAAGGAAGCTCATTTAAGACGGCTCAGATTGGAATAAGGGCGCAGATACAGCATTTAAAGGCATATGCCAATAAAAAGGAGTTAGCACAGAAATGTGTTGACCCAAGATTCCATCTCGTAGAAAGAGGCTGTATTCCATACGTTGATATCCTTGGGATACAGGAGAATCCGAAGAAAAACGGATGGAGTGCAGGAAAGGATTATGGCGGACAGATTTTGCGAATCCTTGCCTCTGTTCTTGCGATGGGGGAAAAGGCAGCAGATACCGCGAAAGAAACAGCAGCGGATGCAGCCGCTCCGGCATTAAAGCCAGCAACAGAAAAGTTTACTCCCTATACCGTTGTTACTACATGTGACCATCTGAATATCAGAAAGGGTGCCGGAACGAAGTACAAGATCGCAGGGAGCATAAATGAAAGTAAGGGGCATAAAAAGAAGTATACCATCGTAAAAGAGAGCGGATGCTGGGGAAGATTAAAGAGTGGGGCTGGCTGGATCAATTTAAAATATACAAAGAAGGCATAGCAGAAAGGATGTTTTGATGGATCCAAAGTTATTGAATGAATTGATAGACGAGACAAGATTGGAAGATATCAATGAGAAGTACCATCCGGTCATCTCTATGATAGGGATACGGAAATTTGTAGAACTGGGTACATATGCAGAAGGGGATGAACTGTACTTTCCTAAACCGGAGAGTATTGTGATGAAAGCAAGAAACCGGAGAATCAAGAGGGAATATGATGGATCCAACGCCAAAGAACTTGCCAGGAAGTATGGACTGACGATCCAGCAGATATGGAACATCTTAAAAGATGCCCCATATCCTGGACAGATCACGATAGAGGAATATCTGTCTAACGGCAAAGCTCATCCAGAGTAACATGGAGAGCATCGGCTAACTTAATGAAGGTAGACATTCTTCCATCTTCTCGTTTTTCAAGATCTTGTATAGTTCGTCTGGGTACCCCAGATAGTTGTGACAGGGCAGGGACAGAAAGTCCCTGCTCTTTTCTTATCTCACGAAGTTTCACTTTTCACCCCTCCTTTTGCAGATCGTCACGAACAGATATAAAAGGATGAGGGCAATGATACAGATATCAAGCACATCAAACTTGTGATATTTCGTGTAGAAAAAGACAAGAAGTAGCACAGGTACTGCGATTGTCGATAGTTCTTTTTTGTATTTCATATTGCTTTATGTTATGATAAGGATAGAAAATCTCATGGGACCCAGGGAAGAGGTTCTCTCCCCCGGTAAGTGCTTAGTCATCTAAATCTTTAAGTATTGCCAGTACCAGATGTATGATGGTTAAGTACTTGATGAGATTTTCAAGTATCTTATCTAACAATTTTTCAACTCCTTTCCTTTAATGTGATTATATTATAGCACGTTTTTACGTGCTTTTCAAGGGGAAATTCTCATTTTTTTTGTCAAAAATAATAAATATCATACGGTACTTCTATCACTAAAAGGTTGTATAGAAGTCTTTTAAAATAAGCCTGTATTTTGATACAGGCTTATTTTTTTATGTTTACAGGAGGGATGAAAAATGACAGTAACAGATGTGGTCGATATCATGACAAGAGCAGGAGTGGAAAATGCAACGATGGTCGTAGCCTGGCTTATGTGTATCGTGAGTGTGTGTGCGTTCTTCACATCATTGGTAACGGAGGCGTTGAAAGTAGTACCTGCATTGAAAAGAGCACCGACAAAGCTGGTGTGCTATGTCGTAGCACTATGCTTAACACCGCTTATTTTCTTAGGCTATGCTGCTTATAAGAAGATCACAATCACATGGTATCTGGTAGTTGCAGTAATGTTACTCAGCTTCGTTGTGGCAAAGATCGCAATGGGTGGCTGGGATGACTTGAAAGAACTGACAGAACGGATGTTTAAGAAAGGATAGAGGGATGGGCTATACGATTACCTTTGCCGATGTCATGGCAGGAGTTATCACCCTTGCGTTAGGGCTCATCTCATATTTTATCAAAAACTGGTTCGCAGATATGGGAAAAGCGAACGAAAAGATCAAGGAAGATATCGCTGCTGGGAACAAGGAGATACAGGAAAAGATAGATCAGAATGATAAGAAGGTAACGGAACGGATAGATAAGCTGGAAGAAAAGACAATGCAGGATATCGAGCGTATCAAACAGAAAGTGAACGACATGAAGTCAGAGATGCCGACTGTCTTTGTATTGAGAGAGGATTTCTTCCGGAGTATGAACCGTGTAGAAGACAGTATGAATGGCATTGACAAAAAGATAGACAAGCTTTTGACAGAAAAGGGAGAGAGGTGAAAAGATGAACCAGGAAGAAAAAAATCAGGCACTTAGAAATAAAGCGGTGAGAGGATACATTATCCGTTCCTTAGTGAAAGGTTTTAATAATAAGGCGATCGTCAGGCAGATTGCAAACGCACTGATGTCCTCCGGAATGATCGTTTCACCTGATCTGGGAAAATATCTTGATTATCTTGAGGAAGCAGGCTACATCGAGTTTGTAGATGAAAAAGTGAAAGCGTACACAGCCTATGTCGATGATGCGGTGATAAAGCTGACAAAGCTTGGAGTGGATCTGGCGGAGGGGACGATCGAGGATAACGGAGTTGATATCTGATGGGAGAAAAAAGGACAAGAAACAGGATATCATCGAAGATCACAGAACTCCCGGCAGAGCTCCGTGTGAAAGTAGATGCGTTGCTCCTTGATACGTCAAACACTTATCTGGATATCAGTAACTATTTAAAAGAAGAAGGATATGAGATATCAAAGTCTTCGGTAGGCAGATATGCACAGAGAAACAACAGTGCAGCACAGAGATTGATGGAAGCGCAGGTACAGACGGAAAAGCTCGTACAGGTGATTAAAGAAAATCCGGATTCGGATTATACCGAAGGTGCTATCCTGCTTGCGATGAATGGCCTTGTAAACCGGATGGCTTCTGCAGAGGAAGAGTGGGATACGATACCTCTTGATAAGGCGGGAAGGCTGATTGCTTCTCTTTCACGGACAAAGGCATATAAAGACAGGGTAAAACAGGATATGCGGAAAAAGGCCGATATCGCTTTTAAAGAACTGGAGGCTGACATGATGAAAGTGATCAAGCAGGATGAGGAATCCGTACAGATGTTAAAGACTATTTTGATGAGGGCAAAAGACAGGATGGTGCAGGATGATTGATATTGATGCCTGGCTCCGAGAACTGGAGGAAGAAGAGGATACGGATATCAAGAATAATGAAGAGTACCAGACAAGACTCTTTGAGGAGTATGTCTTAAGAGGCACGAACCATGTAGAAGAACGCAAAGGATTGAACAGGCGTTATAAAAATGGTGAGCCTGTAATGGGCGAACATGGACTCCGGAAAGAACTGGCAGCGTTTGACCTATCCTATTTTGGGAGAGCCTACCTTCCACATTATTTTATCAGAAAGTCTCCTCATTTTCATGAGGAACTCGATGAGATATGGGAGAAGGGAGTGATGAAAGACCTTAATCCGTTGTCGGAAGCAAAGACGATTTCACGGATGAAAGGGTCAAGGAATGTCACGGCGGCTCCAAGGGGACATGCAAAGTCAACGAACTTCACTTTTAAGGATGACCTTCATGCGATCCTTTATGGATATAAGCACTATATCATCATCTTGTCAGATTCTTCTGAGCAGGCAGAGGGATTTCTTGAAGATATCAAGATGGAGCTGGAGGAGAACGCGAACATCATCATGGATTTTGGCAGTCTGAAAGGCGACAAGGCATGGAGGACAGGTGTTCTTGTGACATCGACAAACATTAAGGTAGAAGCGATCGGTTCGGGTAAGAAAGTCAGAGGACGAAGACACCGGAATTGGAGACCAGACCTCATTGTACTGGATGATATCGAGAACGATGAGAATGTAAACACTCCAGAGCAGAGAAGGAAGTTAAAAAGCTGGTTTGAGAAGGCGGTCTCAAAGGCAGGAGACACTTATACAGACATCATGTATATCGGAACGATCCTACATTATGATTCCCTGCTCAGTAATGTGCTTCAGAATCCGCGTTATAAGGCGAAAAAGTACAGGGCAGTTATCTCAGACGCAGTGAACACAAAACTGTGGGATCAGTGGGAGAGCATCTACACAAACCTTTTTGATGAAGAGCATGAAGCACATGCCAGAAAGTTCTATGAAGAGCATGAGGAAGATATGCTGCTTGGTACCGAAGTACTTTGGGAAGAGAAACTCTCTTATTATGACTTGATGGAGATCAAGATCTCGGAAGGACAAGCTTCCTTTAATTCTGAACTGCAGAATGACCCGATTGACCCGGATAATGCCACATTTAATCCGGAATGGTTTGATTATTATGACCCGGAACTTCTTGATTTTTCAAGTCCAGAGTTTATCTTTATCGGGGCAAATGACCCATCACTTGGCAAGAATAAAAGGTCAGATACCAGTTCGATTATTAATCTGGCAGTAGATTTGAACACAGGATATATGTATGTGGCAGATGCTTCTGTTGAGAAGAGAAAACCAGATGTGATCATTGAGGATATCTTTGAAATGAATCGGAGATTGAAACGGGATGATAAGAAAGGTTTTTTCAAATTTGGAGTGGAGACGGTACAGTTTCAGTATTATTTCAAGGAAGTCATGGCTAAGAGATCGGCAGAAGCAGGAGAGTATCTCCCGATCGAAGAGATACAGTCCAGTGTGAACAAAGTACTGCGTATCGAATCCCTGCAGCCAATGATCAAAAATAAGTATATAAAGTTCAATCGTGAACACAAAGCTCTGCTAAAACAGCTTGAAGAGTTCCCGATGGGTAAAAATGATGATGCCCCAGACGGGCTCCATATGGCAGTTACTCTTGCCCAGGCTGTAAAAGCAGCCGGTACGAAGATTGAATACCAGAGCGTTCGAAGACGTTCGCTCCGTATGAAACAGGGAGCATATTAAAATGGCAAAGAAGAAAAAGAAGAAAGGGAAACTGCAGCAGGGGACACAGGAGTGGAGACCTGCTGCAGATAATAAAAAGAAGTCTCCTATCCGGGTGCGGGTCGCAGCCGGAGATGCGAATGATAAATATAGTGAATATCCTTCTGAGGGATTAACACCGCGCCGATTGGCAAGGATATTTCGACAGGCTGATGAAGGGAATATCCGAAGCCAGATGGAATTGTTTGAGGAGATGGAAGAAAAGGATACCCATCTGTTTGCACAGTTACAGACACGAAAGCTTGCTGTGACCGGTCTGGATTATGAGATACAGCCATTTTCAGAATCAGAAGAAGATGAAGAGATCGCAGCATTTGTTGCAGATACTTTATCTGGGATCGAGGATTTTGACAGTAAATTGATCGATATGCTCGATGCGATCGGAAAAGGGATATCGATCATGGAGATCGAGTGGGATGTAAACGAGGAAGGTCGCAATGTGATCGATAATCTGGAGTATATCCACTCGAAAAAACTCTGCTGGGATTACCGGACAGATGAGATGCTGATAATGACGAGGGAACATCCGGAAGGGATCCCTCTCCCAGAAAATAAGTTTGTTGTACATCGTTACAAAGCAAGGTCAGGACATGAGAGCCGGTGCGGGCTGCTGAGAGTGATTGCTTGGATGTATCTGTTTAAAAATTATGATATCAAGGACTGGATCTCTTTTTGTGAAGTGTTTGGGATGCCGCTGCGGTTAGGAAAGTATGACCCTTCAGCATCGGAAGATGACAAGAAGCAGTTAGAAGAAGCATTGATCTCTCTGGGTACAGATGCAGCAGGTATCATACCATCAAGTACGATCATTGAATTTATCGAGAGCAACAAGACAACAAGTACAACAGCATATGAAGGCCTGGCAAGATATTGTGATGAACAGATCTCAAAAGCGGTATTAGGGCAGACATTGACATCGGATTCCGGTGGCGGAAGCTATGCACAGAGTAAGACGCATAATGATGTCCGTCATGACCTGACAGTCGCGGATGCAAAGAGCCTTGCTGTTACGATCCGAAGGGACATTATAAAACCACTGGTAGAGTATAACTTCGGACCGGATGCAGAGGTACCGATCCTTGTATTTGATACCAGGGAAGCGGAGGACCTGAAAGAAGTAGCGGAAGTATATAAGATACTTGCCTGTGATATGGGATTAGAGATACCTATCGCACATATCTATAAGAAATTTGGTATCCCGGCACCAGACGATGGAGAGGAGATATTAAGACCAAACATGGTGACAAGGACACATCAGCTTGGAGAAGAGAAACAGACAGAGCTGAAAGGGCTTAAAAATATGTTGACGGAAGATGCACAGGAGATCGTGGATGGGATGGCACAGCAGATGATGCAGTATTCTGACGGGATCTTTCGCGGGATGTTCGATAAGTTAGCAGAGTTTGTGGAACAGCAGGGCAGTTTAGAGAAACTTAAAGAGAAGCTGAATGACAAAAAAATTGTCAAAAAACTGTTTGAACAGATGCGTTCAGATAAATTAGAGTCTTTGCTTGATGAGGCGGTCTGTTTGTCAGAAATGGCAGGAAGGACAGTGATGCAATGATCTATGGGCAGGCAAAAGACTTTATATTTCAGGATGCCTTAAAGTTCCTGTTACAGAAGAAGGTCGTGACAAAAAAGGAGTATGAGAAACTCCGGGGAAAGAGTAAAGCAAAAGCATTTACGGTAGCGAGGTTTACAGAAGCCGAAGTCCTTCAGGAGTTTTTAAATGCAGTGACACAGGCCGTAGAAGAAGGAACAACCCTTCATGATTTTAAGAAAAGGATGGATACGTTCTTAGAGGAAAAAGGGTATACAGGGAAAAAGGCATACAGAGCGTCCACGATCTTTTCTACAAACCTGCAGTCTGCATATAATGCCGGACATTATAAATCGATGAGTGATCCAACCGTAAGGAGGCTGAGACCTTACTGGCAGTACTGTACTGTTGGAGACGAAAAAGTGCGGCCGGAACATGAGATGATGAATGGAAAAGTATTCCGGGCAGATGATCCGGTATGGGACGAATGGTTTCCACCAAATGGATACGGATGCCGCTGTACGGTAAAGAGTCTTTCTGAGAGGCAGATACAGGAAAGAGGATTGAAAGTAGAAGAAGAACCCCCATCTTCAGTAACAGATGGAAGTGTAGGATCGATAAGGCCGGATAAGGGGTTCCGGAATAATCCAGGAAAAGATGCCTGGGAGCCAGATACCTCTTCGTTTGACCCAGGTATAAAGGAAGTTTTTGAGGAAGAAAGATGGCCGTGGGTTGATTAGGACGAGACAGCCTTTTAAACGGGTTTAAACCAACAGGTGAGGAAATGCCAGAGTAAGCGAAAAGAATAGCGTTATTACGCGTGATAACGCTATTGTAGAGGGTGTGAGAGGTGAAGGATATTGTATGAAGTGATTGTATGTACTTCTGAGAGTGCAGAACTGATAAAAGCCCCAGTGGAGATTAAACTTTTACCATTGGGGGAAGTACATTCACAAAAAGGAGATTTTATCGTAGATGATGAATCATTTGATCTGATTCAGAGACAATTCAAAGAACGGGCATTGGATCTTGTCATCGATTATGAACATCAGACATTGAAAGATGTGCAGGCACCGGCCGCTGGCTGGGTCAAAGAACTCACGAAAGGGAAAGATGCGATACTTGCGAAAGTGGAGTGGACTCTGAAAGCAAAAGAGTATCTTGCAAATAAAGAATACCGGTATCTTTCGCCAGTAGTCCTTGTCCGTAAGAATGATAAGAAAGCTGTTGCATTACATTCAGCAGCATTAACGAATACCCCGGCAATAGACGGGATGTTCGCAATAGTAAATAAAGGGATACCTGAGGAAGGAGAAATCAGAATGGAATTAAGTGAGATCGCAAAATTGTTAGGTCTGGAAGAGACCGCAACAGAGGAGGAAGTAAGACAGGCGTTGGAAGCAGTCAAAAAGAAGCAGGATGAGACAGAGGAGGAAAGTTTAAAACTGGATACCATCACCTCTCTGTTAGGACTCAAAGGAGAAGCAAAGACAGAGGATGTAGCAGCAAGTATCATGGAACTGAAAAATGTAGGAGAGAGTATCAAAACAGAAGTAAAGGTATTAAAAGAAAAACTGGCGAAAAAAGAAGCAGATGAAGCGGTAGAACTCGCACTGAAGGCAGGAAAGATCTCTGCAGCACAGAAAGAGTGGGCACAGGATTATGCATTGAAAGATCTTGAGGGATTTTCTAAATTCGTAGACAAAGCACCGCAGGTAGTTCCAGTTGGAAAGCTCGATCTTAAAGATGACAAAAATCCTCCGATTAAGGAAGAAGATAGTGTAGTAAAGGTCCTTAAATCAATGGGATTTACAGAGGAAGAGATCAAAAAGGGATTAGGAAAGGAGTAAGCGATGAGCAGAAGAGTATTAGGAGCACAGGCAGTTATCCCGGTAGCAGCGGGGACGATGCTGCTGCCAGGAGATATCGTAGCTGTGAATAGCAGTGGTTATGCGGTGGCAGCTTCCAAAGCAGAAAATCTGACTGTAGCAGGTGTAGTGGAAACATTGATAGATAATAGTACTGGTGCAGCCGGTGTAGAGATTGCAGTAGTGAACAGAGTCCCGTATCTTTTAAAAAATGATGGGACAATCAAAAAGACAGATGTATTACAGAAGTGCTATGTGGCAGATAAAGCGACGGTCACAAAGACGGCTGCTGGTTCTTCGGTCGCAGGGATCATTCTTGCGGTAAAAGAAGATGGAGTTATCGTGGATATGTCAGCAGCGGCATTTCTTGTGTAGAGCAATAGGAGGACAAGGAAGATGATTATCAATGCACAAAATATAGCAGGCCTTAGAACCGGATTTTCCATGGCGTTCAATCAGGGCTTTGAAGGAGTAGAAGTAAACTATCCGGAGATTGCGACTGTTGTACCGTCAGCAACTTCTGAACAGCATTATTCATGGTTAGGCCAGATCCCGAACATGAAAGAATGGATCGGTGACAGAGAGATTCAGAATCTTTCTCAGTATGACTATTCGATCAAGAACAAAAATTTTGAGATGACAGTGAGTGTCAACCGGTCAGAGATCGAGGATGACCAGTATGGCGTATATACCCCATTGATGCGCTTTATGGGAGAGAGTGCGGCAAGACATCCAGAACAGCTTGTATTTGAAGCGTTAAAAAATGGATTTACTGAGGAATGTTATGACGGTAAGGCATTTTTTGCAAAAGACCATGCATCAGGAAAGGATGGAGGAACAGCAGCCAGCAATCTTGGAGATAAGAAATTATCATCGGAAAGTTATTCCGAGGCAAGAAAAAACATGATGATGCTTACCGGAGACCAGGGAAAAAGCCTTGGTATTGTCCCAAATCTTCTTATCGTATCTCCGGCACTTGAAGAAGAAGGCAGAAAGATCCTTGAAGCAGAATTTGTTGATGGCAGTTCAAACATTTTGAGGGGGACAGCGAAGTTAATGGTATCAACAGAACTGTCGGACAAAGAGTCTTACTGGTTTTTAGTGGATAACAGGAGATTCTTAAAGCCGTTTATCTACCAGGAGAGAAAGAAGATCGTCTTTGTGAATAAGGACAAAGAAACCGATGATAATGTCTTTATGAGAAACGAGTATATCTATGGGGCAGAAGGGCGTTCGAATGCAGGATATGGTTTCTGGCAGATGGCATTCGGCTCTACTGGTACAAAAGCATAATGTATTGTACAAAGAAAGAAGTGCTCTCTCTGTTAAAAGAAGGGATGCAGGACATCATAGCAGGTGAGGAATATATCGAAGATGAAAAGGTCCGGGAGGAAAAAATCTCAGAATATTGCGAAGAAGCGATACAGGATGCCTGTGCAGAAATAGACGGTTATCTTGCGAAGAGATACCGTGTTCCTCTTGCGGCACCTCCGCGGGTCATAACAAAGTACGCAAAGGATATCGCTGTATATAACCTGGTATCGAGAGCCGGAATCGATGAGAGTGATAGAGAAAAAACGTATCTAAACCGTTATAATGCTGCGGTATCCTGGCTTGATAAGGTAGCGAAAGGTATAGCCAGCCTAGGAATCGCCGATGATTCAGAGAATCGGCAATCTGCGGATGGATTCCGGATGCATTCTGCAGAACGTATATTTAGCAGAGAGAGTATGAGAGGTATGTGATGACATCGATCAGGGTAAGGACAGAAGGTCAGTTAGATGAGATCTATCAAAAACTGAAACAATTATCTGACATAGATCCAAAGGGTATCAGCCAGGCGATGGGTGAGATATTAAGAACTGGTACATTAGACCGCTTTGATTCCGGAAAAAGTCCGGATGGCAATGCTTGGCCAAAGTCCATAAGAGCCTCTGGTGGAGGAAAGACATTGGTTGACAGTGGGAGACTGAGGAATTCGATCAATGTAAGGTCATCTGCTTCTGGAGTAGAAGTGGGAACCAATACTGTGTATGCAGCGATTCATCAGTTTGGAGGACCTATATCTGCGAAATCAGCTCCGTGGCTGGTCTTTAACGTAGGAAGGCAGACAGTGAGGAAAAAGAGTGTAAACATTCCTGCACGTCCTTATCTTGGTGTATCAGATGAAGATGAAAAAGAGATCAAGTCCATGATCGATGAGGTAATGGAATCGTGACAAAAAAAGAGTTTATCGAGCAGGCAATGAAAGACGGAGGCATGAAAGGCAAGATCTTTACATCGAAGAAAAAGCTGAAAAGTGCTACCGGTCCACAGTTTGCAGCCATATTGCGGGCAAGTGATCACCCAGTACGTTCCAAGCATAAAACAACATATAAAGACCAAGAGGGCATCGGAAGAGTCAGGAGAAAACTTTATGAATGCAGCACGATATACAATGTGGTGCTCAATGATAACTCGGAAGAAGCGGTAGAGGCATTACTGGAAGGGTTTTTAGCAAATCTTGGGAAAGGTTTTTATGATGATGATGGAAACTGGGTCGGTGTCACACCGGTTGATACAGACTGGGTCGATGAGGAAGACAGCGTCTTAAAAGGAAAAGTAACAGTACAGGTGATCGTTTTATGCCAATATGGTATCTATGAAGACAAGAAGGAGATTTTTGATATCTCACCGGCAGAGGTAACTATAGAGAGAGAACAGGAGGACATAACAGATGGCAGTGAAGAAAGATAATACCGCAGAGAAAGACAATGAACAGGTAAGTGAAAAGAATAGCACTTTAAAAGCGGTTGAAGAATGGGCCAAAATCAAGAATACGGATCCGGTCATTTATGCCGGTATCCTGCTCTATGCTGGCTGGAGAAAGGGAAAATACATTACAGAGGAACAATATGACAATGCAGTGACATCGTTTGTGGAAGGAGCTGCAGATGGGAGGGATAGCTAATGTTAGCAGAGGTAAATCCGGTACTGCATGATACAACTACAGCGATAAGCGATAGTATAGGAACCGGTGTAAGTGGAAAGATAGGCGTATCCAGTGTAGTCTCTAATGAGCCTATTCTTATCACATCGAATATGAGCACAGATACGATCTATAAGAAGCTTGGAAAGTCACCGTTAGCAGATGCCTGTATCGATGCGATCGATATGGGAGCTTCTGTGGTACATGCATTACCAGTCAAAGCAGAAAGACAGGGGACCGTAGGAAAAGCAGTACATACGGGAACAGGAACGGGAACGATCACAACAGAAGGCAATCCGAATAATGATCTTGTCCTTGTGGTAAAGATTGAAAGCTCAGGCGAAGCGAACGCGGCAACCTGCAGTATTTCAGAAGACAATGGAACAACATGGGGTGAGGAACAGACAATCCCGTTATCTGGCAAGATCACGTTAGTTAATTCAGGGATAACTTTAGTATTCAGTGTGGCATCTACAAAATACGTAGAGGGAGATACTTATACGTTTAAAGCAACTGCTCCGTCAGCGAATAACCAGACGATCCTTGATGCGGTTTCGGTATTTAAGAATTATAAGGCAGATATGGAATGGATACACATTGTCGGGACAACCACAAAAGCATTGTGGGCATCATTAGAAGCATTGGCACAGCAGATGGAAGAGGAAGATAGAAAACCACTTTTCTTTTTATGTGAACAGCGTGCGGCAAATGAGGGAGAGGATGCACAGACATATGTAGATGCAATCCTGTCAGATGCAAAAAGCATAAAAGGACGTCATGTTGTAGTGTGTTCACAGTGGGCTACCTATACCCGATTAGATGGAAGGGTACAGGATATCAATCTTGCAGGAGTGTTCAGCGGGATCCTTGCAGGTTTAAAAGAAAGTACATCTGCAGCATATCCTGGAGAAGTCTCTGTATCAGAAGAGAAGATCTTGAAACTGCTTCCGGAAGGGATCGAAAGATATGTAAAGGAATTAGATGAAGGAAGATATGTATTCTTCAGAAAGTATTCCGGACTTGAAGGATGGTATGTAGCGACAACGAATACAACTGCCCTGGAATCAAGCAATTTTTCATGTGTAGAAGATATCCGTGTTGCATATAGATTAGTCCGTCAGGTGTCACAGCGTGCTTTACTGCACCAAAATATGGATTATGACCAGGAAGATAAAGAAGTGGTACTTAAGGCGGTTGAAAAAGATCTTCAGGTACCAGTAGATAAAGCGAAGGCGGATACGATTATATCGAGTGGAGAAGTCAGTATCGATATGGACAGTATCTCAGACGAGGGAAGAAAGAAAGTGATTCCTGTCAGTATCAGATATGTTCCGCGAGGCTATGCAACCGTGATCAATTTAGATTTTTATGTGGTGAATGCAAATAGTTAAAGAGGGTGATAAAGGATGGGACGAAAGCAGATTATCAATGGAAAAGTATTTGACTGGTCGTCTGTCACGATCAAGCTTACGGGATGTGAAGGAATCGAGCCTACAGAAATCTCGTATAATGACGAGTCAGGAAAAGAATTAATCTATGGAAAAGGCGGCCGTATTCGCGGCTATGGAACCGGAGAAAGAAAAAATTCTGTAAAACTGACATTGTTACGAGAAGATTACATGGTATTGGTCGATTATATCCGTAAAAATAAAAAAGGATTTTATTCACTGGTAATCCCAAACATTGTTGTATCGTATGCCGATTCCGGTGCGACAACAAATACAGATACGCTCAAACAGGTTACCTTTGATAAAAGAGACTTTTCTGCAAAACAGGGAGATACAAGCCTCACTGTCTCTGTAGAAGGATATGCACTTGGTGGTATTACAACAGAATAATCAAAATAAATGTCAAAAAGGAGTTTATTATGGGAGACTATTTAGAAGATCAGAACACAGAGTATTCAGAACAGGAAAAAAAGACATTGTCTGAAAATCCGGCAGAGTTTAGAGAATTCTGTAAGAGAAAAAAAGCAGATGGTATGAGCGGATATATCGTAACAACAAATCTGTCTCAGGATGATGAGATGGATAAAGAGTATGCCTTTCTCTTTGGAGAGCCGAAGAGCGCAAGCTATGACCGATATATGAAAACAGCAAGTACTTCAAGTACAAAAGCGATGAAAGCCTTTTGCCTTGATAATGTATGTGCAGAACAGAGAGAAGATCTTTCGGAAAAGCTTTCAGATTGGCCTGCAATGGGCATCAGCCTTGGTGAAAAATTACTCTACATGCTGGGTTTATCGAAGACAACGAGTGTACAGAGATTGTAGACGATGTAGAAAGACAGATAGATAAGGCAGAAAAGAGTACAGAAGACAGCTTTATAGAAATGGCAGCATTAATGATATTTACTTATCTCCCAGATCAGCTATTACCATCTGATCTGGGGGAAAGTTCTATAAAAGAAGTCTACCGCCTGCTCGGAATGGCACGTATTGCAAGAAAAATGAAGCAGGAGGACATGGCAGCAGCGATCAATCAGGCTTTTCAACAAGAAGGCAAGTAGATATAAAAAAGAGCCATGTTATATACATGACTCACAAAGGTTATATCCAGTTATATTTTACATGAAACTGCTACGAAAGTAAAGAAAAAGTGGAGAATATCGTATGGGCATGGATTCTATTTACAGGGTATCGCTTGTCCTTGACCTTGTTGATAACATGACAAAAAAGATTCCAGGTCCGGCTCAGAAGGTGCCGGATGCGGTAAAGCGTATGTCAGATTCCTTTGGAAAGATGCAGAAAGTCGGAGCCGTGATGACTGGAGTAGGGACAGCCGTTACAGGAGCCTGCCTGGGAACTGTCACTGCAACATTTGATACACAAAATGCATTAGCTGAAGTTGCATCATTAGGTGTAAAGGACTTAAGCAAGTTAGAAAAGGCAGCAAAATCTTTTTCTGATACTTATACAGGAACGACTAAAGCAGATTTTATCGCTGCTTCGTATGATATTAAATCTGGTATTGCCAGCCTGTCAGATGAAGGTGTGGCAAAGTACACGGAAATGGCGGGGCTGACTGCGAAGGCGACAAAGGCAACGACAGAAGAGATGACATCGTTGTTCGCATCCGGATATGGAATCTATAAGACTGCTTATAATGATATGTCAGATCTTGAGTTTGGTGAGATGTTCAGTGCAGGGATCTCGACAGCGGTAAAGAATTATAAGACATCCGGAACACAGATGGCAGATGCGATAAAGACAATGGGAGCATCTGCGACAAATGCGAAAGTGCCGATCGAAGAACAGCTGGCAATCCTGGGACAGTTACAAAGCAGCATGTCAGGCTCAGAAGCCGGAACAAAATATAAAGCATTTATTAATGCTGCGGCAGGTGCAGGTGAAAAGTTAGGACTTAGTTTTATAGATAATAATAACCAGCTTTTATCTATGAATGAGATCATAGAACGGTTAAAAGGAAAGTATGGAGATACCATAGATGCTGTTGAGAAACAGCAGTTAAAAGAAGCGTTTGGAACAGATGAAGCTGTATCTTTGATTGACTTGTTATATAACAATACGGGGCAATTGAAAAGTGGGATTGAAGACCTGCAGTCATCGATGGATGGCGGAATCGAAACGACTAAAAAAATGGCAAATACCATAAATGATACGCCGGCACAGAAATTTGACGTGCTAAAACAGTCGTTACACAATGCAACGGAAGAACTAGGACAAGGCTTACTCCCTGGAATAAATAATACGATTGAGGCAGTTACCAAAGTCGTAAAAAAAGGGTCTGACTGGGTAGCAAACCATCAGGAACTTGTATCAGTCATCATGAAGATTGCAATAGTACTTGGGGTATTTCTGATCGCAGTCGGTGGCATTACAGCGGCAATAGGAACCTTAGGGAAAGCGATGTTGACACTGAAAAGTGCAGTGAATCTTTTAAAGACAGCGAACATGGGTTTGCTTAAGACCATGCTAACATCCCCTTTTACCTGGATAGTATTATCGGTCCTTGCCCTTGTGGCAGCGTTTAAAGCCTGTGGAGGCGATGCGGGAAAATTTGGAGATCTTTTAAATAATGCTTTCAGCAAAGTAGGAAGTATATGTTCTAATATTTTAAATGGATTGATAAGTGCACTTCCACAACTATTGATATTTGGAAGCCAGGTCATAGTGATGTTATTGAACAGTATCATGATTTATGCTCCGCAGCTCATTCAGTCAGGTATCGTGCTATTGGGGCAGCTTGCCCAGGGACTGTGGAACGCACTTCCAACAATATTGAGTATAGGCTTATCCATTATAGCGATGCTCATCCAGGCAATCGTTTCGGCTATGCCGCAATTGATCTCTGGAGGAATCCAGCTGATCGGCTTCTTGATATCAGGGATTATCCAGGCAGCACCACTCATCTTAAGTTTACCGGGACAGATATTTTCAGAGTTCATTAATATGATCTTATCAATTGACTGGAAAACGGTTGGACGTGAGGTCATAATGGCGATCAAAGATGGTATCACCGGAGCAGCCGGAGAAGTCTGGGGTGCGATAAAAGGGGTATTTTCAGGGAAAGATACGGGAAAGACGGATTCTGCAGGGAAAGGACTGATGAATGGAGTCACGTCCGGAATAAAAAGTGGAGAAGCAGGAGCCTCATCCGCAGCAACAACAGCAGGAAATAATATCGCATCGGCTTTACACATCGATAGAACTGGAGCAGGGACATCAGGACTTGAATTGATGAACGGAGTTGCAGCCGGCATAAAAAATGGGGCACCTACTGCAACATCGGCAGCACAAAATGCTGGGAATAATATCTCAAAGGCGATGAAGATTGATTCCAGTGGGACAGGTTCAACGGGTTCTAAGCTGATGAACAATCTTGCTTCAGGGATCAATTTTGGTGGTAATCAGACGATAACTGCAACAAAAGGTGTAACGACAAAGATCACTAATACTGTCCGTTCATCAGGACCAGCGGTGGGAAATGCCGCAAAAAGCATGATGAATACTGTGACAAACAGCGTAAAAACAGGAGGTAATCAGGCGGTCAATGCAGCTAAGAGTGCCGCAAACAGGATAAAAGCAGCGTTTGCTAATATACATGTAACCGTTCCACGTCCAAGACTGCCACGGGTAAATGTATCATACTCAAGTGTAGGTTCTGGTGGAGCAACGGCACAGGTACCACATTTTTCCGTATCATACTTCAAAAATGGAGGAATCTTATCTTCAGCAACGGTCTTTGGACAAAATGGAAACAGCCTGATGGTTGGAGGTGAAGCAGGAAAAGAAGCGGTCATCCCTCTTGCAGAACTTTGGGACAGATTAAATGGGATGATAAAAGCGGCAATTGATTCTGTAGCCAATTTAGTCCTTGGAAATAGGATGAAATCACCTGGAGAGATCTTATCGAAAAAAGATGAGAAAACGGCCAGTGTATTTTCAAAAGAGGTTACTGTTTCAAAATACAAAGAAGAGATCCAGTCTAAGGAAAAAAGTAAACAGGTATTTATTGAAAACGTAAATCTTGAATTAGATGTAGATGATATAGATGACCTCAATAAACTGAAAAAATTGATCGAACAGCTTGAAGAAGAATGATCCGGGGGTGATGACTATTGATATATGTTCAAGAAAAAACATTAAAGATAGCAAAAAAATATATACCAGGACAGATACAGAGTGTATCGGTGACTGAAGAAGGGAAGCTGGCGGATAAAAAGAACAAGAAAACAAAGAAAACAAAAGCAAATGTTCCAACTGGTTATGAAGCGGCAAAAATTGAGATTAAGATCTTATTTGAAGAAAGCGGTAATTATACTGCACAAGATATGGTCCGAAATGTACAGTCACTTTTTAAGAAGCCGAAACAGAAGCGACAGAAGAAATATCGCATAACAGAGCCTATGTGCAATGCCAGAGGGATACATGAAGTTTATTTCAATGGATTTTCCACAACATCTACAACTTCAGAAAGCTGGTATATTGGAACCCTGTCTTTAGTAGCCCCCAAGATTGTTGGTATAAAATCTGTAAAGACAAAGGCTGCCAGAGCAAAAGCGAAAGCAGCCGCTCAAAAGGCAGCCGCTAAAAAGAGAGCGGCTGCTAAAAAAAGAAAGACAACGAAAAAGGTGAGTAAAAGCCCTGCAAAAGATACAAAGAATACATCTGCTGCAAAAAAGAAGGCAAAGAAGTTAGTAAGGAAAAAGAAGTGATGGTATGGTCAGAACATATGTGAATCCACAATTTCGATTGATCCTTCAGGACACAGAGCTTGAGGGTGGGATGTATGTAAATTATCGATCGAGTAAACGAGAACATTGTGATATCTGTAAAGTATCTTTCGATGATGCTGCATTAGGGATCATTTATGATAAAAATGTTGAAGATTGTCGTGTTGATATGGGAATAGATGATGATTATGAGAACATCATAGATGGTATTGGAACCTGGGAAACAGAAAATGATGAACTGATAATCCGTGATGAGATGAAAAAACTCCTGGATACGACTATCAAAGCAGCCTTTGTAGAAAGTACTCCTCAGGAAGCTATTAGATATGTGCTTGCGCTTTGTGGGATATATTCTTTTTGCTTAGATGATACGGTGTACAGCACCAAGAAAACATTTGTTATTGATTCATTAAATGGTTGTGATGCAATAAGAGAGATAAACACAGCCTGGGGTATAGATGTAGGCTTTTATATGTGGGATGGTGTCTTTTACTGGGGGAAAGATCCAGAGCAGGAAGAGATATATGAGATTACAGACGATAACATCCTTGATATTTCATGCAGTAAGGGAATATGGGAGATCGATGTCATCGGGATACCCTGGCTTCATCACTCACAGTACATTAATGTAAATTGTGAGGATCTTATCGCGGTAGGATTTGTTGAGAGCGTGGTAATAAAATCAGCAAACGATGGAAGTATTGATATGTCTTTAAGGTTCCAGGAGGTAGAAGATGATTGATATACGGAAATTTATCAATAGTGTTCTGCAGGAACTCTTTAAAACAACATATGCCCATGTTTTAAGACCTTCTATTCAGGTCGCCAAGGTTGTAGCTGTTAAGAAAATTACGGAGACAGAATACAGCTATACTTTAAAACTACTGGATATAAATCTGGAAAAAAATCAAGAGATACCAGAGATACCAGGGGTATTATCTGAAAAGCAATATCAGAAAAACGAAGAAGTTGTTATATCACTTCTGTACGGAAATACAAGCAATCTGTACATTGTAGGGAGGTATTATCGATGAGATTAACAGAACAGGAAGATGTAGATATTGCTTTAGATGAATTAGGACAGCCAGTTGTAGAAGATGGAAACATTTGTACTGTGAGTGGATATGACTGCTGCAAACAGGATATTTATCTGGAAGTCTTGACGGAAGAAGGAGAACTGGTACATGAAGATGAAGAAGGAAGATGGGCCTATGGATTTGGATTAAAAGAAATGATGAATGAAGAGAGCGGGGATAACTTAAATGAGGAAATTTCCGCAAGGGTTCATGAAAAGCTGACAAAAAGAGACTATGTAGATGCAGATTCCATTAAAGTTGTAATGAAAGACACCCCAAACAGAAGAGAAAAAAATCTTGAGATTAAATTTAGCTGGGTGGATGAGACTGCAGAAAGTGAGATTGATTTAACAATAGATGGTATGGAGGTCAATGCAGGATGATACCAGAAGATGTAATAGATAAGATTGTGCATGTTCCAACGGAGGGAGAAGCAACGGAGGAGCTGATCGAAGAATTAACAGAGAATGATTTCATGATCACGAATTTTTCTAAAGGCGGAGTGTTTTATACCTTACTCAGAATATGTGTACATGTAGGGATACAGCTAAAAGAATTAGCTGTAGAACTCATAAATTCAGCATTTATGAAACATTGTCCGGACGAGTGGGTGGAGATCAGGGCTGCTGATTATTCAAAATCAAGAGATGAAGGAACAAAAACAGAAGGGTATATAACAATCACAAGAGCGGATTGTACTTATACAGCTAAGATTGTGAAAGGTCATCCATTCCGAACACAGCCGGATGCTTATGGAGAATATTTAAGATACTATGCATTAGAAGATACGGTTCTTCCGGCTGGAGAAAATGTAACGAAAGTAAAAGTTCAAGCGGAATATGTTGGCGACAACTATAATGTTCCACAAGACATGATTGTACATTCCATCGTTCATATAGAAGGAGATGCTACTGTAAGTAACGAAGCAGACTGGATCACAACAAAAGGACAGGAAAAAGAAAGTATTGAAAAGCTACGGAGCAGATGCATAAACAGTAGAGCCCTTTCCTCTATAAGAACAACTGACCAGAAAATAAAAAGTACCGTTGAAGAGATTGCAGGAATAGCTGTATCAAGGATTGATTCACAGCATCCCAGAGGCCAAGGAACGGTTGACATTATAATAACTGGTTACGATGGAGTAGCATCAGAGGAACTGTTAGAACGCGTAAGAAAAGCGATACAACCACTGGAAGGGTGCTATGGTGATTATCTGGTAAAAAGCTCAGTGACAGTTACAATGCCTGTTGAACTGGATATCTATATAGAAAAAGGAATCACTACAGATGGTATTGAAGAAAAAGTCAAGTTACTGATAAAGAATATGTTTAGTGTTAAAAATCGAAAAGAATTAAATGTATTTTACAGAGATTCATTGATTGGGCTTGTAGCAAATAATGTACCACAGTTTTGCAGATGTAATATTGTAAGTCCCGCTTCCGATAAACATGAGAACACAGATTGTGTGATAATCCCAGGAGATATTGTCGTTAATGTTTATAACATAGAATAAGAGAGGCAAATATGGATAGTTTTAAAGAATACATGTGGTATCTCTTATCTTCTCCATTCAAACTTGTAGAAAAAAAGATAAATCAATGGTGGATTTTTATTTCTGTGATAGGCCAGTGGTTTGACACAATAAAAAATGAATTTCAAGATGCCAGGGATGAAACAACAATAGCAACATGTTCAGATATAATGCTGCAGTATCATGGGGAAGAACGAGGACTCACACAGTATACAGGAGAATCAAAAGATACTTATAGAGAAAGGATTGCACTATATGATGAAATGCAAAGCCTTGGAGGTACAAAACAGGGAATTCTTCTTGCATTAGCAGCGATAGGATATGAAGATGTTGAGTATATTTGGTATCCACAATTAGGAGAAAACGAACGGTGGGCAGAATTTTTACTGGTATTGTCGGTGGATATAGAGACTGCAGTTAATAAAAATTTTTTAAGAAGTACCGTCCGAACATGGAAAGAGTCGGATTCAAAAGATAATTACTGTATGAAGTATCTATCAAGGATCAAACAGGAGACGGAGGAACAGGCTGAAGTAGAAGAAATCAAAGAATCCTATTTTTATGAATACAGAAGATTTGATGGTAGAGAAAAATTCGATGGTTCGAACTCTTTTGATACATGTGTGGTGGCATATTCATATGAGATCAGTTAACGATATATTCTCAAAATAAATGACAAAAATCTATTTACAATAAGGAGGCGTATTACAATGCCGGGAGTTATAACAACAGTACGAAGAAAGAAAATGGCAAATGCTTCTTATACCGGTACGATAGATAAGATTGCTTATATCGGACTTGGAACAGGTGCAGTAGATGAAAACGGTAAAGTTATCGAGCCAGATCCGGATGCGAATGGATTACATAATGAGATTGTCCGGAGAGCTTATAATACAGCAGTCTTATCTGATACAGAGACCTCATATAAGTATTCGTTAAAATTAACAGAAGCGGAGTTCGTCGGTGAAAAAATAAATGAAATGGCTCTTTATGACAGCAATAATGACGCTGTAGCAATCTTAAGTTTTTCAAACAAAGAAAAAGATGATGATATAGCAATATACTCAATCAACGATAATTATTAACTAGGAGGCAGATTATGAAAGAATACAAACCTGGAAATACAGCGGAATTTTCTGGAAAAATAGATGTTATCGAAAAGACTGATCCAACGTATTGTGAGATTGTTAATAAGGCTCCTAAGCAGCTGATAGCAAACGATGTATATTTATATAATCAGATGCAAAAAAAAGCAAACTTGACAGACATATCAAGCCCATATCAGTTCAAAGGCTCCTGCTTGAGCACAAATCTGCCAGGCGGCAGCGGAAATAAAATAAATGATACATATTATGTGACAGACAAAAAATGTAAGTTTACATGGAATGGAGAGGTATGGTATCAGAGCAGCTTGAATGAAAGTGAGTATGAGGAGGAATTAGGTTCACTAAAGGAAGATTTAGATAATGTATATAACACTACTGAATTAACACCTGTACCAACGAATAAGATTACACCAACAGAAATATTAGATAAATCAGTATATTATAATTCGACATATGGATTATTAGGATTTACAAATAATGGAGATAATCTTAAATGTAATATATATCCTATAATAAAGGGAAAATCTTATTATTTGATAGGAAATGGTAAAAACCATGAGGGTTGTCCGGTTGCAATCTTTGCTGAATCATACGTTAGTGACGGTACTACAAAATATAAAGAAGTCGTATCTGGAGAATCTGAAAAGTTGCATAATATTAAAAAGTTCTTTAAAGCCTCATATGATGGATATATATACATTAATTGTATAAATGAATTAGATGGATTATTTAATGTAGAGTATGTATCGAATATACAAAAAATAAATAATAGTTTAAAAAATGAATTAGATTGTAAATTATCGCTATATGGTGAATTTCAATTAGTCGAATCGACAATTATTAATAATAAAGTTTTTAATATAAATAAGCTAACTGAGCAGAATCAATCCGATGGCTGTTATATGCGTGAAAAAATCAACAATGATGATGATATTATACGAGTATCTGGATATTCATATTCGAGTAATATCAGTTATCCACTGATTGCATTTTTTGATGAGTACGACAATATAATTGAATATTATGGCGACGCTAGTACATTGTATTCAGATAAAATATTTAAGATTCCTTACAGAACAAATTACATAATTGTCAATGGAAAAACGTCTAATATTAAAGTTGAAAAATTTATTCTTAAAAACAATTTAACCGAAACGGTAGAGTCTCTTAAAAAACAAACAACGTTTGCTAATATAAAATCAGTTGAAAAGCAAAATGAAAAATACGAGATAAAGAATATTAAGATAAGTGATTTTGAAATAATTCAAAACAAGTTGTATACGTTTACAGCTAAAATGGATGAATCTGATAGATATAGTACAGTCTTGTTGAAATTTAATTTAGAATTAAATAGTATCAAAATTTTATATGGAGCAGGTGTTTATGGTGGTGCATTTTTAGATAAAGATAAAAAATACATTTCTTCAATTAACGCAGGCACTTTAGATGTTGTAGTTACAGTACCACAAGATACTACATATATTGCATACACTTACAGTAATGGAATGACTGATTTTGAAATTGGGGTATTATATAATATCTATGAATCTAAACAGTTCACGGTACCGGGTATTTCACATTTCTTAAATCCATGGGAAAATAAGAAAATAGTATTACTAGGTACATCTGTTGGATTTGGATCTAATGCAACTACTTCATATATATATGAAGCATCAAAATATCTTGGATTTAACTTTGTAAATACGTCTGTTCCAGGGTTAGCAATCCATACGGAATCAGATGGTCGTCCGTTAATATATGGTTCAAGCTCATTGAGTGTTTCGGAATATGCTAGCAATGGGAAGATTCTATCTACAGCTCCAGTTGATTATGTACCAGGAGGAAAGTATAACACGTATTATCAATCATACGAACGTATATTTACTGACAAAAATGCAGATGCAGATTTATGGTTGTATGCAGTCGCACCGAATAATGATAATTTTGATCTTAAAGATTGGAATGATTTTAACAAATCATCGTGGAAATATAATGACGAGAGTGGATTTGACGAACACAGGACTACTTTCATAGGAGCATTATTATTCTTAATGAATAAAATGTACGAACTTAATCCGAATGCTCGCATGGCGTTCGTGTTAGATAGTGCTTTTGCCTACGGTGATTCACAAGGCGGTGGAAACATAAAGACTGTGGCGAATTATTGGGGAATACCTGTAATTGATTTATGGGGAAAAATTAACAGGTCACCGAAATCTCTTGAAGTTATCAAAAGCAAAAATGGTACGGACAGTCACCCATCAACGTTCGGTCACGAGAAAATGGGCATGATGATGGTCGGAGAATTGTTGCGGATTGGTTAACTAATGAGGGCGAAATACGATCAAGATGCTATTCATCCATATTTAATAGATGGCAAAAAGGCACTTGCGAGAGCATGGATTAGTGGTCTGAAAAATATTCACCCGATAATTGATTAACGCGGATAATGTTAGAATTTACATTTGTAATAATTCACATATCAATGTATAATTTTATACAAAATGAAAGGATGTGCTATTTTGAAATGTAATAAACCGAAGAAAGACAAAAAACATTATATATTAATTGTTATATGTTTTCTTTTAATATTGGGGCCATTTTTAGTACGAGGTTGGATTTTATTGCCGGTTCTTAATTTAGGTGGAGTGGAAAAATTAAATCCTAACATTAATGAATCAGATATGTTAAGTTATTGGGGTACTGCTTTGAACTGTATTGGTACTTCGTTATTGGCGTATGTAACAATACGACAGTCAGACAGAGCAAATGAAATTAATGACAGATTGTTGAAATTACAAGAAAGAGAAAATAAAGAAGCATACGTAAATCTGGAGCAAAATAATATCGGTTTTAATGAAGAGAACAAATATAGATATGTTGAATTAAAATTCAATAATATCACGAATGTTCCAATTAATAATATTGAAATTCAAGGATGCGATAAAAGAATAATCAAGTTTAAGAACTATAATATAAATTCAAAAGGGTATTCGGTATTTATATCTGAATATGAGAATATTTGTGATGATATGAATTATAATCCGGTTACAAATGGTTATAGACTATATTTAAGAAATTATGGAGAGTCTTTTCGTATTCTTTCGTTTAAAGTTATAGTGACAAGTTTGTATGGAATATCCACAGTACAGTGTTTCAATATTTCAATGATGAAATCTCGTACAATTGAATGTAGATGTACATTGGAACCTTATATATGAAATTAAAGGACTTAGAGAGCTGAAAAGCTCTCTTTTTTGAAAGGAGCATTCCTGTAATTCATTAAAAGCGCCAAAATATTTTTTAGGTAACTGGCTGATTTCAAAATGGTGAAAAAAGGTGCATGATATCATGCACCGAATTAAATAAATTTGTAAGTTATTAAGGATTAAGGACACAAAAATGAGAATAGTAGCAAATAAAAATAAAAAATCGAAAAAGAAATTTCCATGGAGAATCATACTAAATAATGGAAGGAGTATTCCTGTACCTTCTCAACATGATTTCAAGAATGATTTTATTAGAAATCATGGCTGTAGTCTAGTAGCATTTTATATGTCTCTGAGGTTCAAAGGAATCAAAAAAAATATGCAACAATGTCTGCAATATGCTCATAGACGTTTGAAGTGCGGAGCTAAATACTCGCTGAAAGAAATAGCTAAAGGGATAAATCGTATTTGCCCAGACAAACCAGCAACATATAGAGAAACACTATCAAATGATCAGTTAGAGAAAAAATTGAAAAAAGGGTATATGATTCTTTTCGAAGAAGGGTCACCTATACATACAATTGTAATGCTCTATGATAAAAAAGAAGATAAAATTTGGAAATTTTCAGATGGACATAAGAGCGTAACGACAGTGGAAAAAGAAAATAAAAAGAAGTGTGCAAGTAAGAATTATAAAGGGATAGTGATTGTAAAATAAAAGAAGTATATTTTTTATAGAAATCACAAGACACCAGATATTGCTATAAAATATCTGGTGTTTGCTATTGTCAGTGTATTATTCGTTAGTAGCGTTTTTCTTGTAGCGGTAACGTTCATTTCGAATGGAGCTTTCCCTTTGTTGAGGCTTTTCTGAGTAGTATACATTTTTCTCAGTTCTATTTTTTGCTTTTGTTTTTCCGGATGTTTTGGTGTATGAAATTCCAGTTCCAGGAATACCTACACTGGTAGTTGTTTTTCCAGATGAATTAATTGTATGATGAAATCCCTTGCCGCCCATAGTAACACTCATACTTTTTTTATTCAGATTGATTTTTATACCAGGTGCAATTTTAAAACTTTTTCTAAAACGTAATCCCAT